AAGAGCCTTGTTGAAAGAACGGATTTAATGCCATTATATTAACCTATGAAATCAAGAGGTGGTATCTCGTAAGTGTTAGACATTTGCTCTCTGATGATTGTTAAATCATTCATTGCATCATCATAGATTTGTCTACCATTTAGTTCAACCCCACCAGGCAGTTTAACTCCTTGGAACTTAATTAAATTCTGACCCCATTGTCTCTTGACAAGAGCAGTAAAGTATCTTTTCAAAAACGAATCATTATACACTTTTGCATAGTCATTTGGATCTAGTGTTCTAAAAACATCTAACACAAGAAATTCACCTGCACTCACACTTGACCAATCAATATCTAAATATAATCTATTTTGTCTTTTGTTAAATCTAATTTGTTTCTGCGTAGTCAATAAAAAATTTATATCTTCAAGATATGTTTTTGTCATTGCATATGTTAGTAATTCAGTTGATCCGTAAAAATATACATCATTTAAAAATAACTGATACTTCAAACTGAACATACCACTTGCCATTCTATTTGATCCATCAAAGTGAAACACTTTAGTAACACCTATGATATCATCTGGAACTTGTAAATAATTTGAAGTTTCATTGAAACTAAAAGAAGTTGTTCCACCATCAATAGTAGCGGTAGCAGTAGATGTTGTAATTCCTATATTGTCTGTTTCACCATCTCTTGATCTTCCCCTTGTTATATCATCATCAGTAATTTTATATTTCAAGAATGATGGATATACACCATCAAAATGTCTCTCTTGAAAATATTGAATAGCATCATCCAATAGATCCTCAACTTGCTCATCTGCAACGTTGATTTCTAATACTGGTGCACCTAATTGCCTTTTAGCATAGGTAATTAATTCTGATCTAGTGGATGGTTGAGCCATTTATACTATACCTCTATCCATATTTATAGTGCGGAGATTGACGATATGCCAGGTTGAACAAGAATGTTACCATCGACCAATCTATAGAATGTATTTCCTGAGCTAACAATAACATCATATACATATCTACCCTCTTCTATGAGTTTAGTCTGTGTTCCACCAAGTGATATACGAATTTTGCCATCAGCAGCACTCGTAAACCCAACAGCAAAAGTTGCCGTAGGGAAAGCAGTTGATCCTATTGAAACACTCTTAGTCATCTGAGATGATCCAGAATATCCCTCAAGATTGAATGCAGTATTTGATGTTCCTACAACCTCAAAGTTACCCTCAAAATTAGCACCACCAAGCATGGCAAAATTAGCTGCGTATGCAACTCCTGCTTCTGGATCGAAAGTAATTTTTTTAGTTGCCATTTACTAACTCCTTTAGTAAAGATTTAATTTCGCCCAATTCACTTTTTAAATTAGCAATATCTTCTTCAATGTTTAAAGATTTTTCTTTTTCAATTTTACGTTTTTCACGACGATTAACATATTGTTGATAGGCATTTCTATTAGTGTTAATTATTTGATCAGTATTTGGATCTCTAACTAAATCACTGTTACCTTTAACTGGAATAAGATTTGACATTATGCTAGAGTGATAACTCTCAAATTAGAAAGTCTAGGAACATATGTTTGATTGGTTGATGTTAAAACGAGTTTTATTCTGTAGTATTTAAACTCTGGAAGATCTTCCATGTTAAACTCATATTCTTTAAATGTAGCCTCATTACTCATTAATGCTGCATCAACTTTAGGAATGAGTCTATCAGGTAAACCATCACTCTCGGTAGAATTAATAACTTGACCTTGATTATTTAAGTTTTTATAACCAGGAAATGCTTCAAATATTGGATCAAAATTAGGATTTGTGCTAATAGCATAGTATGCTCTTATGTCAGAATATTCATTAATATGAGCATCAACTAATACTTTAATAGATGAAGCAGAGTTTGCCAAAGCATTTTCTCTAGAAACATACAGACATGATGTAGGATCTTCATTTAACGTATTTACTCTAGAATCTTCTTTATAATTTGTGATAGGAGCATCAACTCTATTAGAAATTAAAACTGCACTCATTCTTTGTAAATCAACAACAGGAGATAGATTTGGATTACCACTTTCTAATGTAAGTGTCATATTTAGAGATCTATCACCAGGTGCATTTTGAATCGCTGTATTATTAGTTTCATTAATCCTAGATGCAATCATTCTAGGTGAATCTAAGTAATTTGATTTATTTAATGTTACTGGTTCACTACCTTTTTCTAAAAATGGAACATCAGTTCCCTGACCCATACCATTATTAAGACTAGCTGCAGATACTGTTTTGATAGCAGCAGATATTGAAGTACCAGGTACAGTTATATTAGCTACATTTGGTGAAATAATTTGGAAAGGAATATTCTGTGTTGCATGAGCATCAAATCCACCAGTAGATTTGGTATCATTAAAGTATAATTTTGGATTACTGTTTGCACTAGCATCAGTTGTTCTATTAGGAACAGAAAATGGTAATCCAGTTTTAGCAGCATTTAATTCACTAGTATCTATTTTAAGAGTGTAACTATCAAATGTGATTGGATTTGGATCTCTATCTGTAACATCACTCATTAGATGAGTTCTATTAATTCTTGCAAGAGATACACCACCCAACTCATACTTACGAACTGGTGATCCTTTAATATATCCTTTTGAATTATTTCCTCTAGTAATACCCGTGATTGACCCACCAGAAGCACCTGTGTATTTTATAACTTCATCACCTATTTGTAATAGGCCTGGATTTGTTGCTCCAACAGAAACATTTTCATAAGTTGTAAAGTTATCGGTGCTCTCAACAGATATGGTTGAGGTAGAACTTTGACCATAAGGTAATGTTAGTTTTGTTGGAGGAACATCAGATTCAACATCAGATAGTGTTACTCTATTCTGCTCATGATGCATACCATGATTTCTATGATTCACAGTAAAGTGTAAACCATCACTTACAGATGTAATTTTTTCTACTGAAGTAATTCTAGCATTAGTTGAAGAAGCACCAACTGTGGTATTCAATGATGTCGTTAAACCAGTAATTGGATGTGTATATGTTAATTTTCCACCTACAGCAAAATCTCCTTGAACATTATCTATTATAATTTCGTCAGTTCTACCTATTGAAACGATGGATAATCTTGCATTTCTACCAACGAATTGACCTCCAATTGATGTTATTCCAAGAACGTCACCTTGTTGGAATCCAGTTCCAGAAGTAATAATTCTTGCTGATGATATACCACCATCAGTAACAACTACATCAGCAGTCATTGAATCACCACCAGCAGTTATGTTAGTAAGAGCAACACCAACATGTAGCCCAGTTCCAGATGCAGGAGAGTATCCTAATCCAGCATTAACAATCCCCATGCTACCTGTTCCAACACCAGCACTACCGACAAAATCACCAGATGCATTTGATGCAGCACTGTAATCAGTATCACCATCACTAAATGATAATTGATTAATTGTATTACCTAAAGTAAGAACAGTATCTGCCAAGGAAGTTCCGATACCAACTCTAATTTTTTTGGATGTAATATTAAGTGAGTTTGGTTTTAGTCTTGCAACTTGATTATTACCCTCGGATAAAATGGGATTATATATCTCCATAGTTCCGCTAGTTTCAAATACAGCTTTGTTAATTACAAACTTAAGATCTTCCCACTGACTTGGTTCCCATGTAGAAGCGTTTTGTGATTTAAACAACGATCCTAGATATGGTTGTTGTGATATAAATTCATCCGTTAATAAATCAGACTCTCCAATCCTTGAAATGAATACTTTATATTTGGTAGACCATGATGCTAGACATATTGCATATTCAGTATTATCACCTTCAAGATACACTGGTGCTTCAAAAGTAAATCTTGTTGCTACAGTTCCATTCGTAGATACATTGATTTGGTCAGGAGCTTTAATTATTTCAGAGAATGGTAAAATCTTTTGAGTTGGAACTCCACCCTCCATTGTTCTGATTTGGAATGTCATTGGAATATCCATATCATCCTTAGTTTGGAAGTAGATATCACAACTTGTAATAAAGATTCCACCCTCTTCAGTAACTTGGAAAGATTGTGCTAATGGGTCATACCATCCAGTTCTTGAACTCACTGAAGTATCAGTTGAAATTGCCTCTGTCTTCATAACAGTGGATCCTGTTAGTTGTCTAACAGATCTTTCATCTTTACTAGGTTTGGTTTGAATTATCGCATTTCGAGTAGAAATAATATTTTCTTGAACTGTCTCTAATGTTCCTTCAGCAGAATATTTAGCTTCACCATATGTATCTGTATTTTCTTGATTGTTACTAGTATTATCAATCATTGTAAGGGTTTTTGTTCCTGTCTCAAATATTGGATGATTACCACTATTTGGATTTGGAATATAGAAACTACCAATTAAGTTTGCACCAAGATCAGAAATCAATCTCATATTTGATACGACTGCTGTAGCACCACTATTTTGACCTCTAAGCTCCATACCAACATGTGTGTAACCAAAATAATCTCCTTGTGCTTGATCACTCATTGATTTGGTATCAATATTTAAAATAGTAGATGTAGAAGAATAAGTTGCTGGCATATCCGTAGCACCACCACTAGCAGATGCTAATTGAACTGTGCCAGGTGTTCCTAAGAATGTTTCAAGACCAGTAGCACCAACTTGTGAAATATATGGATTCTTAGCAAAAACTTCTGTTGGAGCATTATATGGGCCTGCTCTATGATTTGATTGTGCTACTCTAAATTTAATCGCAGGTTTATCTGTTCCCTCTGCAGGTATACCAGATCCTGGCATCTTTCCAATAACAGTTTCTCCAACTTGGAAAGTTCCTGAAGTCATTGTGATCTCAGTTAATTTAGGGCTAATGTATTGTGTTACATTAACACCATCAAAGAAACCATATAATTGTGTAAGTGGTTTACACTTTGTTACTCTAACTTCAACGTTTCTAGAACGCATGTTAGTAATAACATCACGACTCACAACTTTATCTCCTAAAGATTCATTATCAAACTGCTCTGTAACAACTTTTCTAGTTCCAGTTCTAGTTTGATGATCAACTCGGAATGTATCACGAATTGTATCTTCAAAAGTTGTTGTTGTAGTTGTTGTATCCCATCTAGAAATGTTTGTTCCACGGCCACCGTTTATCCAACCCCTTCTAATGATATGTTCCTCAGTTACTGTGCTTGAGGTCTGTCTTCTTTCTTTACGATCCGAATAATCTGTTCCAACCCAACTAGTTTCCCAAGAATTCCATTGTATTGGTGATAATCCAGTTTGTGGATCAACTCCAAACTCTTGCATTGCTTGTGCCATAACACCAGCAAAATTACCCTCTTGCTGAATAATTTTAGCATCAAGTCTTGCAGTATCTGTCCATGTATCTGATGCTGGTGTTAACTTAACAGTCGCTTGCCAGAAACTAACTAAGAATGGTGTTACACTTTCTGTTCTTGTAGCAAACTGCTGACTTAACCATTCAACTTCGGTATAATCAAGAGTTACTAC